TCTGTGACAGCCTTCCCATCTGCGCCGATCACCGGCTTCTGCGTCGCGGGGTCAATCTTCTCACGCTCTTCCTGCACCTTGTACGGCGCGGGTGCAAGAATCTTGATGCCCTTTTCGCCCTTCATGACCTGACGGTCAAAGTTGCGCTGCCACGAGGTATAACCGGCAACATAGGTTGCCTCCGGCTTCTGCATCGCAATGAGCAGCGTGTTGTTGAAGGAATAGTTGTAGAACTTGGACATCGTGCGGAGATATTCCTTGAACCGCTCGGATTCAAAAAGCTCCTTGATGCCCTGTTCCAGCTTGTCCGTGATTTCGCGGACTTGCTGTGCATTTTTGTTTTCAGCCATCTCAAACCTCCATTTCTTATTTGTTCCGGGCAGAAGAAAACCCCGTCTGGGATTTGCTCAGTAAACGAGCCTTTATCTTAGACGGGGTTTCTCTGCGCGTCATCCGACGATGGAAGATGTTATCCTCGTTCTCCCATTCAATCAGTCTGTCAAACAGCTCCGGGTGTTTTGTAATCATGTGCAGCAGCTCTTCGTCGCTTGCATTGGGACAGAACCAGCAGCCGTTTCTCCGGCAGTGACCGTAGATTGGGGAAAGCAAACCGTGTTCCTGACAGAGCTTGTAGGCATCCGCTTCGGTCATGCCGTACTTGGCAAGCAGACTGACCTTCGTTATT